TGGCCGTTAGCGTTTTAACAGCAGCCATTAAGCGGGCATTGTGGCCAGCAGCAGCAACATATGTTGTTTTTGTGTTGTATGTAATGTTTGTATTATTGGTTAAAGTAGCCATGTTATATATACCTATTTTTTTAGTTTATTTGGTTAGCGCCCTATGCGTTAGCCATGTATACATAGTATACCTTTTTAACATGTATGCAACCCCAACTCTATACCGTTTTGTTATAAGGCTTATGCTTATAAAGTATTAGCATGTATGCGCCATGTATGCTATACGCAAGGTGAACACATTCTGCTCAGCCTACTTTCTGCTCAACTCTGTTCTGCGCAGATCTGCTCTGTTCTGCACGGATCTAATCTGCACGGATCATATCGGAATCGCATCGCATCGGAGCTAATCGGTATCGGGAGTAATCGGTATCGAGGGGTTTGGGAACTGGGTAGTTTAAACTCTCAGGGCGNAGCACTCCCAAAAACTAGGCAAACTTTGTTCCTAGGAGGAAGGCATTACAGCTATATTTAATCAGTTTAGNGGGGGGTATCGTACTCAAAGGTAACATAGGTAACATAGGTAACATACAAATCTTACTTTTTAGTATATAAAAATATATGGCTATCTAATAACCTATTTAGAGCCTTGCTTTTGTGTGTATAAAAACCATTTTTCTATGTTACCTATGTTACCTATGTTACCTTCTGCAAGCAAAGCCAGCTAAAACAACAACTTGAAGCCACCAATCAGGTAACATAGGTAACATAGGGCTATGTTACCTTTCAGCCCCCACATTACTAGGAGTTAACGTAACGGTTACTTCTTAACCACAAGGTAACATGCCCTATGTTACCTTTCAGTGGCCTATGTTACCTATTATTGTATTCGCAAACTGCCTTGCGCTTTTGGGCTTCTAATATAATTAGTTCCATTAAGTACTTATATTCAGCGGCGCTAAGGAAGTCAGTGCGGTCATCAGCTAACTGCATACACTCAGTGGCTAGTTCTAATATGTTTTCGGCTATTGCATTCATCTTAAAATCCTCCTGTTAGGCCAATTGCCAAAACTATTCCTAGTGCGCCGCCCATAACAAAGATTAAACTGTAGCCAACAGCCCATTCTAACATGGTGTAAATTGCGATCTTGCGGGCTTGGCTAGGGGTGGGGATACGGGTTGCATGGCGTTTAGTATTCATACTGTACCCCACTGCATTTCGTGCTCGGTTATTTTACGTTCTAAGCGGGCAGTATTGGTAGCGCACAAGATAGTGCCATCTGGGTGGTGAGCTGTCCAATTAGGTACGCTGCAATCTGCGGTAGGCATTGCAATAGACCAATCGCCTATAAAGGCAAGTGCTAGATCATCAGGTGCTTTTGACCAATCATTGTAAGTATTCATATTTAGTTACCTTGTATTGACTTGCCCCATGCAAGCCATGTACACATAGTATTACCATGTGTGTAATGAAGCAACAATTGATTAGTAACTGAATGTACCCTTACGCACTCTGCATAGGTAGTCGGCTTGGCCTTTCATGGCGTGCATAATTAGCTCACCATCCTCGGTTACTTTGTATATACCATCGGAGACTTTCTTAACGGTAAACCCTTCTCGCCTAAAATCCTTTAACACATCCTGAACCAGTTTCTTAGGCCATACTTTTACTTCAAACTCAGACTCGAAATCACTCATGATTATATCCTTAGTGTAAAAAAATCGGGGGCTTTCGCCCCCCAAGGGGTTGAGTGGCTACACTCTAACTAGGGCTGGTACTTTACGGTTCTGCAAGTACCCAATAAAATCATGGTGTGTTTCTTGCTCCTTAACAAAGTGGGTCTTAAGGGCTTTGCAAAGTTCAGCATGGCTGACCTTGCCTTTGCCTGCGGTAATCGCAGCCTGTACTTTTTCCCAAGCTACTAAGTTGTGCTCAACTCGTGGGCTGTAGCTCCCAGGACCAACTTTATACATTAACTCAGTTGGCTTTTTAACTTCGGCAATAGCCGCTTTCTTTTTAGTAATACTCATAACACTTACCTCAATTAAAGGTTGTCTACCCCATGTAGCAACCTTGTACACATAGTAACAACAGGTTTAATCAGATGCAACAACTAATTTACTCATAATACACATCAAAAAACTTTCTTTTTTCACAGCTTGCTAAACTGGCTAATCTCCCACCAGAGCCACAAGTCATAGTCTATGGGGAGTTTATCACCATAATGATTGTGCAATAACTTAGCTGCGGCGAGTATAACACTCCAACGGTTCGGGTCTAGTTTCATAATATGCTCCTATTGCATAAACTCAGGGGTTGGCCTGTTTTTCCACTTGGCCATGTAAGCTTTTTCATTTATGTAGTAACTGCGATAACTCTGTATCGGACAACCACCCTTGTACTCGTCAGGCATACACTGCTTTAGTTCAGTAGAACCCTTGGGTATGCCAGCGGGCGGAGTGTATAACTGACCCATATACTGTGCACACTTGTGGATTTTACCGTAACGATACGTGTATTCCTCAAGCAATACCTCTAGTAGGTCGTAAAGCTGTACATAATTCGTACAGCCTTCACGTGCCCACACTGCACAAGGGTGGTTTTGATGCGTGGTTTTGTAGCAACCCCTGTCACTACCGAGTATATTATGAGCAGTACTCAGTAACTGAGTGTACTCTAGTATCATCTTAACCACATGTTTATCGCAATGGTACTTGGCATTGGTATGCCTATCTTTATCTAACCAAAATATATTCATTCATACTCCTCACACTCAGGGCAAAAACCTGTGTAGTCTGGGTTGATGCCAGCGCCGTGGCAAATACTACAGCAAGATAGCTCGCTAAAATTGCCGTCACCACTGCCAGCACATAAGAAGCAAGGTACTTGCTCTAGTGTGGTTTCGCAGCTACTGCACTTGATGGGTCTTGACGTCCGTGCGCACATCAGCATCACTCCAGTCGTGGTTTAAGTTACGTAAAATCCAGAAGCGGCCATGGTGCTTGGGTACAATTCTAACAACCCGCCCATTATTGTGGCGCTCGTAGCCATGGTTTTTGAGGGCATGGCCAAGCTGGATAAGGCCGCTGTGGGTGCTTGGCTCGTCAAACAAAAACGCCCATATTTCGGTGGCTGTAAACACACTGCGCACCTGCTTGTCTCGGTAAAGAGCAGCATTTAAGCCAGCTACGGCAGTCTCAATTTTGCTCATAAACATTTTTTGTTGTTGCATAGAAACTCCAAAAGTAAAGCCACCCGAAGGTGGCTGGTAGGGATGCTAAAGGGGAAGGTCTTCGCTTGGTGCGGCAAGCATTACATACTTGGATTTAAGGTCAGCAACATTGGCCAGTGCTTGAGTGTAACTTGCCTCAATAGAAGCCTGTTCTTTCTCAACCATTAGCAGGCCATTTTCTATAAGCCAAAAATTTTGCTGCGTTGGGTCAATGTTAGTTTCCTGAACTAACTTGATGTCGTCGTGGTGGTCACACCAGTAAGTGCCGTCTGCGTAAGCTGGCTCAATACGGTAGCTGTAACCTTCGGCTGCGTATTTGTCAACCTGCATAAATATACCTAGTGTTGTCATGCTGTAGTACTCCTAAATGTGTTGGGTGACCCCATGCCAGCCAACACATATATAGTAGCAACATGTTTAATTAGATACAATGCTATGTTGTTATTCTTTTTAAATTAATTTAAGTCAAGAGTTTTGTACTTTTTGACGTCATTGCGGGTTTGCTCTGCTGTCCAGTCAACCCCCTTGCCTCGCACTACCCAGTACCTTGCGACAGTACCATCTACCTTGACGGCCTTACCACCTGCGGCTCTGGTAAACTTTCTACCCAGTGCCTGCCCAAAGCTAATCGCATCGCGCTTACTTGGCTGCTCACCACTGCCAGTCATTAACATGTAAAGCTCAGACGCTGTGTAAGCAGAGCGGCCATTACCATGCAATAACGAATCAGGGTCGTCTAGTACATCATCGACCCACTCCTCGTCACTGTTTTGGGTGGCCTTCATCATGTGCTTTTTAGCTTCTGTCATGGGCGGCATGAAATTAGGGTTAAACTCACTAAGGTCAAGCTGAGTAAACCACCATCGTAACTTGCCATAGCCGCCTGCATCAAGCCAGTTAATGTAATCTGTCCACCACTTGGAGCCAGTTGGGTGGTGAGTAACAGGGTCAAAATGCACTGCCAGTATGCGCCTATCGTTGTCGTCAAATGGTAGTACACCGTATTCGTTGGCTGTAATAAAGAATACCATGTGGTTATCAATCTCATACTCTTTTACACCTTTGCTGTTGACCATAACAGTTGGTTCAGTTATGTAGTTTTTCAACTTGGCCATACTGCTGCGACCCATGGCGTACATCTCATCTAGTAACACCATCTCATTACTACACCAAGCCCCGTTGAAGCTGCTTGTAAAGTTGTCTGCGCCAATACTGCTATAGTTAGTAGAGCCTAGCATCTTGCCTACAGTGCTGGCGAGCATACTCTTACCAGTACCCTGCTTATTACCGACCAGTAGAAAGGTTTTGTTTATTTTCCTACCTCTATTTTGCAGCATGTAACCAATGGATTCTATAAGCAGCCCTCTGGTTGTATCATCTGGTACTGCATTGCGGTAAACATTAAGAAAAGGGCTGACCCAGTCAGTTGGTGAAGTGCCTTCGGGGGGAGCTATGGGGTCTACCCCAGAATCCCTCCACCTGTTGTAGTACTCACCGTCCTCAAGTTGAGGAAGTCCAGGAGAGTAAACAATACGTTTGACCTCCGTCCTGTCTGTGGTTTTTACCCACATATCTGCAACACTGACTGGGTTGCCCTTATCGTTAAAAACTACTCTGGTTGCTTCCCTAACACTGCTAAACTCATGTTTAGTTAGGATGTTGCCAGTACCTTGCTCTATAACACCTATCGGGTTATGGCATACAGTATACTGCTCGTTTAAGTCGTCAAAGTGTTTTTGTAATTCTGTGGCCTCTATATCCTCTACTACACTTTCATCGGCAAGAAAGGTGTGCAGCCACTCATCGCCATTGTAGGCTATGGCATCATCAATACCCCAACCACCTGCGTGTTTTCCCCTTGCCTCATCCCAATAGGGTGTACCTACCTCGGGGTCAGGCAGTGGTTTGTGGCTAACTTTTGCAGAGGGGTGCATCTCTTTGATGGCTGTGCCAAGTCTGCGTATTGCCAAGCGTACATGAGGGTTACGCTTATAGTCATTATCGTAAAGTATTTGTACATCTTTAACCAAGTCCACTAAGTCATGAGGGAAGTTAGCTGACCAACCATTCTTGTTGTACAGCCCGAAAGTGCCATTACCTGCGATGGCCATATAACCACGAGTGCTAAGTATCAGTGCTTTTAATGCACTTTCACATATATAAAGGGTTCTGTCTACATTATTCCAATCGACTAAACTAGGTAGGTAGGCTGGAGGATTAGCGCCCTTGGGACATTCCAGCTTGCGGTCTTTACCTTGCACTTGACCCCAACCATTAGTAAAAGTACCCAACCATCTTACGGTTGCATACTCTGTATCGGGGTAGTTGAATACAATGCCAACTCTGTTGTCGGCCGGTATGTGTGGTTTTTCAAGTACTTCGTAGCAGCGAGGTGCGCCACCAAACTCTATACCTGCTTTTTGTAATAGACTTGGGTCGTCTGGAAACCCACGCTCTAGTAAATAATTCCTGCACCTCTCTATATTACTGAGGTTTTTTACATCAGTTACGGCCATACTTTTCCCCATAGGACATTGGTCAATAACCACACAGCCGTCATTTGCCATGGGGTTTTGGTTTTTAATATAGCACACCAAAAAAGCAGATGGTAATAGATTTTAACTGTATAACTCTTTTTAGCAAAACCCTTGTATCTATTTAAGGCAGCACCTACTATACATACCGCACACAACCACAAACTAAATGAGGCAAATCAAATGGCTACACCAAAAATAATGGAAAGAGTACGTAAGCTACTCGCCATGGCTAAAGATGCAACCAGCCCCCACGAAGCTGCAATTGCTGCTCGCAGGGCTAGGTCTTTAATGGACAAGCACCAGCTTGAAGAGCATGAGATGGAGGACATTAGCTCCGCTGCTCAATTTGGCACTGCAACATGGATAAACAAAAACAAGACAATACCTAGCTGGAAAAACACACTAGCGGTTCAAGTGGCTAGGTATAACGACTGTGAGGTTAGGGGTAAAGAAACTAATGGTAAGCTGGGCATTGAGTTTTTAGGTATGGCTGACGATGTTGACATTGCCAACTATATGTTTGACTACTTAACCACCAGTGGCGAGTACCAGTATAGCGTATTTAGAAGCGCCCAAACTGGGCTTAATAAAGGCCGCTACAAGACACAGTTTTGCGATGGCTACAGTGATGAGTTACGCAGCCGCATTAAAGAGTTAATTGATGAGCGTAAGACAACCACCACTACAGGTACAGACCTTGTGGTGCTTAAAAAAGAATTGGTTGCTGGGCACTTCGGCAAAGTTAGGTATAGGAAAAGTAAAAGTAGGGGTAGGCGTTATGACCAAGGCAGTGATAATGCTAGACAAGCAGGGCTTGAGGCAGGTAGCCAGCAATCACTACACCACGGTGTAAATTCAAATGCTAATGATAGCTTGCGTTGATAGCAACCCTATACTAACATGTAATTGTGGCTGCCAATGGTGGCCACGAAACTAAACTAAGTGAGGTAATTATGTACAACATCCACTGGGGGTTCTCCCCATGCAACTAGATATATTAGCCAATTTAATTGATGACTTTTGCCTAGCAAAGGAAGCCCGCCTTGACGCTGATAAAGAAGCAAAGCGTTTAAAAGCTATAGAGGTAGACTTTAAGCAGAGAGTTATGCAGGAAATGCTTAACAACGATTGCCACATGGTTGGCGGTAGTTATAAGAAAGTTACCCTAAAGACAAAGCAACGTGCGCAAGCAGCCGATTGGCAACAGGTGTATGATTACATTAAGGCTACGGGCAGTACAGATTTACTGCAACGACGCCTAAGTGAGGAAGCAATAAAGCTAAGACTTAATGATGGGGTGCAGGTTCCTGGAATTGAGTTTATTGAAATTAATGACCTAAGTGTGAGTAAATTATGAGTAAAGAAATAGTCGATTGGAAGTCTGCCCTAGTAGCAGATGCAAAGAAAACACAAGTTGCCGAGTCTACTGGTGGTAACTTTATCAGCTTAAAAGGTGGGCGCATGACCTACCAAGAGCAAACAGTACCTAACGACCAGTTAGAATGTATTGTAGTGGCCAACGTACATGAGCGTACAATGTATGACCGCCCTTATGACCCAGATGACACTGGCCCACCAGATTGCTTTGCCCAAGCTACAGATGCAGGTGACTTAGTACCTCACCCTAATGTACCTAACCCTGTCCACCCAACGTGCAGAGGGTGTCCTAAAGCTGAGTTTGGTACTGCCAAGCAAGGGAAAGGCCCAGCGTGTAAGACATATCGCAAGTTGGCTCTCATGCCAGCAGATGCTGACCCTGCAAGTGCAGAGCTAGCTATCATGCGTGTACCACCAACCAGTGTTAGAAACTTTAGCCAGTATGCCAGTAAGGTTGCCGGAGCTACAGGTCTACCACCATGGGGTGTTGTCACTACAGTTGGTGTTAAGCCAGATGCTAAAACCCAGTTTCAAGTTACCTTTGACGGTAGCAAGCCAGTAGGCGACGAAACTAAGTTAGCGGCTATCTTTGGCAGCATAGATAGCGCAGAGCAAATGCTTATGACCCCGTATGACTACGAGGAAAAGCAAGACAAACCTAAAGCGAGTAGCAAATACTAATGAGCATAATAACAATAGACTTCGAAACTGAGGCTATTGTTGGAAACCCTGTAGTCAACCCCCCTGCTCCAGTGGGGGTTGCTATTTGGGACAGCTCAGTAGGCGAGCCAGAATACCTACCCATAGATGATTCATCTGTGCGTAGGTTAAAAGAATACTGGCAAACCCGTGACCTATTATTCCACAATGCCCAGTTCGATTTAGCCGTAGCAGAACAACACTTAGGTCTTACACCCCCACCATGGCACAGAGTACACGACACACTGTTCCTAGTTTATCTTAAAAACCCACACGCAATGCAGCTCGGCCTAAAGCCAAGTGCGGATGAGTACTTAGACCTACCACCAGAAGAGCAGGATGAGTTAAAGGAGTGGGTTCTAGACAACATACCCAAGGCAACCTCAAGAACCTTTGGCGCTTACATATGTGATGCACCTTTTGACCTTGTTGCTAAGTATGCCAAGGGTGATGTATATAGGACTAGGTTACTTTACGACCTACTAATTGAGCAAGTACCTGAGCAGGCTTACAATAGGGAGCGGCAACTAGCGCCCATACTAAGCGGTGCGACTTGCAAGGGTGTGCCAGTTAATAGGTACGCTTTAGAAGTAGCGCATAGCAAGGCACAGGCGGCCTTAGTGCAGGGCGAAGACGTAGTGCGCAAGTTACTTAATGCACCAACACTAAATCCCCACAGTAATGCAGAGTTAGCCAAGGCACTAGAAGAGGCTGACGCAGTAAGTGGCTGGGACTACACCGACAAAGGTAACAAGCGAGTAGCCAAGGAAAGTTTATTGCGCCATATCAAAGACCCCAAGGTACTGGCTCACCTAAACTATGTCAGTACTATGTCTACGGTTATAGGTACGTTCATTGAGCCATGGTTAGAGCATAGCTACAAAGACGGTAGGATACACCCTAACTGGAACCAAGTACGCCAACCTAATGAACGCAAGGGTGGTAGCAAAGGTACTCGTACTGGCAGGTTAAGTAGTGATGACCCTAACTTCCAAAACGTAATTGATGGCAGCCGATACCAAAACGACTTAGTAGAGTTAGAGCCTATACCATTCATGCGTAGCTTTGTAATACCAGAGGAAGGGCATGTGTGGTTGAAGCGTGACTTTAGTGGTCAGGAAATGCGCATCCTTGCCCACTACGAAGAGGGTAAGTTGTTTGATGCCTACAATAAAAACCCAGACCTAGACCCGCACCAAATGGTAAAAGATATAATCAAAGACTTACTGGGTAAGGACTTCCCCCGTAAAAATGTTAAGGAGTGTGGCTTTGGTATGATATATGGCATGGGGCCAAAAGCACTGTCGGGGCGCATAGCATGTACATTGGGTGAAGCTAAGGAACTACAAGACGCATACAAATTAGCTATCCCAGGAGTCGGTATCATGCAGGCTGCAACGAAGTTGCGGGGTAGGGAGCGCAAGCCCGTAACTACATGGGGAGGTCGCCAGTACTACGCAGAGAACCCAAAAATAGTGGGTGGTAGCTATCGCAGCTTTGAGTACAAGCTACTCAATTACCTTATCCAAGGTAGTGGTGCAGACCAGACCAAGCAGTGTATTATAGACTGGCACGAGGGCAATCAAGACGCAGTATTCATGGCCACCGTACACGATGAGATAAACATAAGCGCCCCAGAGGGTAAGAAAGCTGAGTGCATGGAGTGGTTACGCCAGTGCATGGAGTGGGATTACTTTGACGTTCCAATGAAAAGTGATAGCTTTATCGGAGCTAACTGGGCAGACCTAGAGGAGTTTAGTTACTAATGGCAGCAATCAGCTATAGCGGTTTAACAATGTTTGAAAAATGCCCACGCAGTTTTCAACTAAAATACATAATCAAGCACCCAGAGCCAGAGTTTGTAAGCAGCCCAGCTATGGAAAGAGGTAGCAGGTTGCATCAGGCAGCCGAGGACTATGTGAACCAAGAGATACAGGAGTTGCCCAAAGACCTAAAAGGTAAGGAAGGTTTTTTTGACCGCATGATTGAGCTAGGCTCTGCACAGCCAGAGCTAGAGTTTAACCTAACGGAAGACTGGCAGTCCATACCTTTTGTGCAAAAAGAGGATGGGTTTATACGAGGTATAATCGACATGGTGTTACCGCAAGGTGACTTGCTAGAAATAATGGAGTACAAAACAGGTAAGGTGTATGACACCCACGTAGACCAACGTAGTCTGTACAGTATGGCTGGGTTGGTAATGTTCCCAGAAGCTAAGGTTTGCAGAACTACCACAGTGTACTTTGACCTAGGAGGCGCAGACAAAACCACCACAGTAGAGCGTGAAAACCTAGAGACTTTAAAATGGTCATGGACTAGGCGTGTAAACAAGACCAAGCCAGTAGGTCAGCCCTACCCGATGCGTCCAGGATTTCAGTGTAAGTGGTGCAGCTTTAGCAAAAAGAAAGGCGGCCCATGTCCAAATTAAGAGCAGGAGATAAAGTACAAGCCAAAGAGGGGACTACCTCTGCAATGTGGGCGGAGGGAAGGGTAGGAACCATAGCAGAAGTAAGAGACCCAAAGCCCTACTCAGGTAACGACTCCAACAACCTAGTGCGTTGGGGAGAGGATGGGATACTTATGGGGTTTAACCCTAACGAGGTAGAGCATGTCCAAACTAGAAAAAGATGAAGAGGCGGCCATAAAGAAGTGGTGTGACAAAAGGGGTTTACTGTTTATAAAGTTCACCCCTATGGGCGAGAAGGGTTGGCCTGACCGCATAGCTATTCTTCCTGATGGCACACATGTATGGATTGAGTTAAAGCGTAATGGCAAGAAGCCAACAAAGCTGCAACACCATAGAATGAACACACTAAAACAAAGTAACGTCATAACCACATGGTATGACAGTGCAGAAGAATGTATAGATTTTTTAGAGGCAGAGTTAAATGCAATATAGTCCACACAACTACCAGCAAAGAGGTATAGAGCTACTGACAAAAGACAGTGGCGGCGCTGGGTTACTACTAGATCCTGGAATGGGTAAGACTGTAATAACCCTATGCGCTTTTGACATTTTAAAGGATGCAGGCCATGCCAAGAAAATGCTGGTGGTAGCCCCCATTAAACCGATGTATGGCACATGGCGGCAAGAGGCTGAAAAGTGGGATCACCTACAGCACCTTAAATTTAAGACATTGCATGGTGCAGGCAAAGCAGAAGCCTTGCATGAAGAAGCAGACATATACCTTATAAACCCAGAAGGTGTGCAGTGGTTGTGTGACCAAGCCAAGTGGCCAGACTTTGACATACTATGTATAGACGAGAGCACCAAGTTTAAAAGCTCAAGTAGTAAACGCTTTAAGTCTTTTAAAAAGCACCTAACAAAGTTTGACTACAGGTGGATATTAACTGGCACGTTCGTACCTAATGGGTTGCTAGATTTGTTTAGCCAAGTATTCTTGATGGACTTAGGAGAGGCTTTGGGTAAGTACGTCACACACTACAAGAATAAGTATTTTCACCAGACAGGGTTTGGCGGTTACACATATGAACCATTCCCCCAAGCTGCTGACGAGATAGCCAAGAAGATAGCGCCCATGACACTAAGGTTAAATGCGGAAGACTACCTAGACATGCCTGAGTTTAACAAAATAATCAGGAGGGTAGACCTACCAGAAAAAGCCCTAAAGCAATACAAGGAAATAGAAAAAGACTTTATAGCCGAGTTACAGGGTGGAACTATTGTGGCGGCCAATGCCGCAGCAGCAGGTACTAAGTGCAGGCAGATGGCCAACGGCGCAGTCTTTGATGAAAATAAGGAAGTGCTGGCCGTACATGAAGCCAAGATGCAGGCACTAGAGGAAATAGTAGAGGAAACAAATGGGCAGCCGCTGATAGTCGTGTATGAGTTTACACATGACAGAGACCGCATAATGAAAATGCTGGGTAAGACTGCCGTTTGTATAACAGGTGTGACTGGCAGAAAGTATGAGATAATACAGCAAGACTTTAATGCAGGTAATATCCCTTACTTAGTCATGCACAGTGGGAGCAGCCATGGTTTAAACATCCACGGTAACTGTCACCACATGGTTTGGTTCAGTGTTACTTGGAACCTTGAATGGTACATTCAAACTAAGGATAGGTTGTATCGGCAAGGGCAGGCCAGTAAAATGGTTTTGTGCTACATACTGGTAGCCAGCAAAACCCTAGACGAGCGTGTTGTTGACGTACTAGGTAGTAAAACCAAAGTACAAGATGACGTACATAAATTATTAATGGGAGAGTAACGTGGAAAAAACACCAATATTAGAGCGCATAGAGCGTTGGGTTAGCCTTGGCTATGTTGACAAGTATATAGTTGTACATCCTGACGATGTAGAGGCCATTTACAAACAAAAGTTGTTTGATGTATTTAGCCAGCCATTCAAGGTGCTGGGCACTGATGAAGTATTTGGCGGTGTTTTATAATGGGACAGGTTTTTAACATGGTAGACATACACTTGTGGGCTGGGACTATGCCACCAGTACTGACCGCTAAAAGTGCAGACGCTAAGGACTTGCTTGGCGAAAGCCCATTCATACCCATTGGTAATTTGGAGCACCTTATAGAAAGTATGCCCGACCATTGGGTGCTTATGGGTACAGAGGATGAGCCTACCGAAAAAGTGATGCTTATGTTTGTGGATAGAGTGTTGTCATAATGATAGAGTGGAAGTATAATACTTACTCTATTAACCAACCAGAGAAGTAAAATGACCGAAGAAACTAAAAAGAGTCGCCGTAGCAAGTTCAGTGTTTTGTACCCTGCGGACGCCACCCTCAAGCTACTTGTAAATGAAAACCCTAAAAAAGCAGGTTCTAAATCTGCTGTACGTTTTGATGGTTACTTGAATGCCAGCACTGTTGGCCAAGCGATCACAAATGGTGTTAAGTACCAAGACATTGCTTACGATGTCAGCCGAAAGTTTATTGAAGTTGCATAGTAAGTGTTTTAAAATTAAGCCCCTTCGGGGGCTTTTTTTATGGAGAGAATAAACTCATGCAAATACTAATACCTACTTATGGTAGGAAAGCTAAACAGACTACTTGGGATAACCTACCCCCAAGTGTAAGAGAAAGAACCAAGTTTGTAGTACAAGGTAAAGAGTGGGATGAGTACTGGTGCCGCACACAATACCCTGTTGTGGTGCTGCCAGAGTGGATAACCACGGTAGGGCCGACAAGACAGTGGATTATAGATAACTTCATGGGCAAAGTATTGCTACTAGATGACGACCTAGTGTTTGCCACTCGCCGCCAAGAAGATTTAGGTAAGTTTAAACCCAGCACCCCCGAAGATATAGAGGAGATGGTTGATACCATTGAGGTTACACTAGACAGTATTCCTGTTGTAGGGGTTTGCGCTAGAGAGGGGGGTAATAGGCAGACAGAATACTGGAGTGACAATACAAGAATAACAAGAGTTACAGGGCTTGACACTAGAATACTAAGTCACAATGATGTAAGGTATGACAGAACGCCTGTTATGGAAGACTTTGACATGCTGTTACAAATGTTAAAGTTAGGATACCCCAACGTGAGCCTTAATAACTGGGTTCATAACCAAGGCGGAAGTAATACCAAAGGAGGGTGTAGTACCTACAGAACTCCAGAGATACAAACAGAGGCGGCCAATAAGCTACACGAGCTTCATGAGCCGTTTGTTAAGGTAGTCAAGAAAACAACTAAGGCCGCATGGGGCGGTGGGGAGAGAACAGATGTTAATGTACAATGGAAACGAGCCTTTAAATTTGGACAAGCTAATTTACTGGATCAAAGAGCGATACTCAGTAAGGCTCAATAAAGAGAGTGGTGTAGAAAAGCCATGGAGCCTTGACCAAGTATTCCAAGAAACATACTTTTGTAATGTGCATAGGGAGGCTGACAGGGTTACTAAAGGTATTCGCCAGATGTGGTATAACAGACATGCAGGGTTTACCACAGAAACCATAGTCCAGAACATGGTTATGGCTAGGTTTGTCAACAAAATAGAAACACTAGAATCACTTGGGTGGCCATGGACTACCTTTGACCCACCAAAATGGCGAGCGGTTATGTCAAAAGGTGGTTCTTGGGGGTCTGCTTATATAGTTAGTACTAATGGCCGTAGTGTACCCAAACACGAGTACATTGGGGGCTTGCTACGCAGCCTGTGGCAGCAAAAAGACCTAACAAGTGGTGCAACCACCTTGGCAAAAGCTCATGTGGCGCTAATGGGCTTACAGGGGCTTGGCAGTTTCATGGCTGCACAAATAATAGCTGACCTTAAAAACACAGAGGGTCACGAGCTTACTTATGCAGACGACTTTCGTAGTTGGTGCGCCCACGGTCCTGGAAGTTTGAGGGGCTTGGCTTGGGTACTTGGGAAAGAAAAAGTAACCCCTACAGAGTTTAAGCACCATATGCCATGGCTGCTTCAAGAAGTAACAGACCAACTGCATGGGTTGGGCATACCAGATATACACGCCCAAGACTTACAGAATTGCTTGTGTGAATTTGACAAGTATATGAGAGTATCTACTAATTGCGGTCGAAGCAAACGTAGGTATAATGGCACTTAATAACAACCACCAATGGGGAGAGACCAATGGAAAAAGTAGTAAGAGATGTACCAACCATGTTCAGCGAGATGATGATTCTCATGCACATAAATGGCGACCTTGAAGAAAGTAGGAATGGCAATGTGCTAACCCTACAGGAGCCGCTGACAATAACTGTAAAAAACCCAAAGCACAGAGTACTGCTAGACCCAGTGCGAAAAGCTAACCCATACTTCCATGCTATGGAGTTTATATGGATGATGTCGGGTAGCCAAGAGCCAGACTGGATACAACAATTTAATGGCAGGTTTAAGGAGTATGCAGACACCAACAACATGGTTGAAAAGCCTCTGATACATGGCGCTTATGGCTACCGATGGCGCAACCACTTTGGCCGAGACCAGTTAATAGCTGCTGCCAGAATGCTTAAAGAAGACCCAACCACGAGGCGGGTAGTGTTGTCTATGTGGGATGGGTCTTGTGACCTAGACACCCACCACAACGACCTACCCTGCAATACCCACATATACTTTAGAGTTGTTGATGGCAAACTAAATATGACAGTTTGTAACCGTAGCAATGATGTTATATGGGGTATGACAGGTGCCAATGCTGTACATATGACTATGTTGCAAGAGTTAATAGCCGCCGAAGCAGATATACCAATAGGTAGCTATATTGTATTCACCAACAATGCCCACGTTTACCAAGACCTACCCAATGCCACGGAGTTGCTGAACATAAGATACCCCATACTGCCAACCTTTGATAACTACGGGTTTTACCCTTGTGTGCCATTGATAAGCGGTTACGAAAAAATGGCTGACTTTATAGATGACGCCACATGCTTTGAAGCAGGTTTGATTAGCAGCCGCTCTGTCCTTAAAACACAATGGTTTAGAGTGGTGGCATACCCCATGTACTGGGCGTATATGGAAAGGAAAGATGGTGGCGATGGCTCTCATTGGGTTAAGCAAATATCAGACCAAAATTGGCGTATAGCGTGTGAAAAATGGCAGGAGTGGAAAGCATGAGTTATGTAAAGCAGGTGGGTGGAGAGCATTACGAGGGTACTGAGTACCAACATTGGGACATGGTTGTAGATACAGACATGAACTATTTACAGGCTTGCGCAACTAAGTACTTGCTGCGTGAAAAAGAAAACAGGTATCAAGACCTTGACAAGGCGTTAAGTTTTGTCAAAAAAGCTAATAAGTGTGGTATAAGAGCGCTGCACCCAGACGACTCTATAAGTCTGAACTTTTGGCTGGAGGGTGTAGACATACCAGTAGAGGTTGAAGCAGCCATATTGTATGTGGCTGATGCAGACTACTACGAGGCCTCAATACTTATTAATAAGTTGATGGATGACGAGTGCCAGAAAGAAATGAAAGGTTATGTAAACCAAGGATGATTAAAAAAGAATGGCTTTGGATGGATGATAAACAGAGAGACACTGCCTCTCCCCATCCCTGCGGTGCTCAGGGTTGTCTCATAGCACCAACTAAATTCCTCACCGAACAAGAGTGTAGCGACTTGGCGAACTTAGTCAAGAAGCTGCGCTTTACTTGGATAGACAGAGGCCACTTCTTTACACTAGGGGCGGCCACCTATCAGGATGGTGTGAGTGAGTACCCAGCCAGAGCAAACAGGTTAAACACCATACTAACTAAGAACTTTGAACCATTACTGCACAAACTGTATGAGTTTTACGAAGCATGTTATGAACAACCATGGGGTATTGCCCGTCCTGGATTTCACATATTTGACCACACCACCAATGGTCTTATGGGCAGTGCTCACATAGATGAGCCGTTTTCGAAAGTGGCTTGGCCTTCAAAAGGCTTCACCAACCCATTCAGCTTTACCATGCTTCTTGAACAACCTGCTGTGGGAGCGGGTATGGACTACTGGCCTAATGCAACGGGGGAAGACCTGCACAGGGTTATTAAAGAGGATATATACCCACCACATGAACACTTGCAGTATGAGGTAGGTGTTCTGTACACACATGATGGCTTATTCCCCCACCGCATAGCCAACAAGGGTGATATGTCAAATTCTGAACATAGAATAACCTTGCAGGGGCATGGCCTAACTTTAGATGATGGTAGGCGGCTACTGTACTTCTAACTAAATTCTATAAAGGGGTCGTAGTATTGGAACCCGCCCGTTAGTTCTGTGTCTTCGTCATACATATACTTAGCGTTTTCTGCAAAGAATATGTGCATCATAATCTTTCTATTGGTTCCACTATTAAGCGTGAATGTGTACTCAACTTTGGTAAAGTCTTCGTAATCATCTTGGTCTAGCATTGCGTGTTCAGTAGCCGTAAAAACTTCTGGTGTATAGAATGGACTGCTAACTGGGGCATCTACACCTTGGCCTGCCCAGTTATATCCTGGATTACCGAGGCTCCCGCTTGTAGGTAAAGAAAATGTAGCATTAGTGTGACGGATGCCAAAGTAATTAACGAATCTCCAAGGAGTCGAATTTGGCCCGAACGTATCCTGAGTTACAGCTATCCCCGCCCAGTTTAATGGTCTGAGTTTATCCCCAGAAGGTATTCTAATCTGTGCGCCAAATTTTACGGTAGTGGCACTATCTGGAACATTTAACTGCTGGCACCACTTAGTTGAATCTACCCATATAGCGGTGTTATCCATAGAGGTG